GTTTTTACTCATGGGGGTATGTCTTATATACCCCCTAATGATTTCAAGTGCTATTCAACCGCCAAATCACCGCAGTCAATGTCAATTAGAACCTGTCTGACCTGTTCCTTAATCAAAGCAGGTACTTCTGCAAAAGTCTTTTTTCCTTTCACAATCAAAGTTGCGTATACAACTGCCATGTCCTTCACATCCTTTCTGAATAAAAATAATAAAAGCAGTTTAAGCATTTGAATCAGCATCCAATATTGCTTGAACTGCTTCTTTTAGATTTTCAGGAACATCATCAATGGTTTTAAGACCCTTCCTGATAAGGTCTGCATAAACTTTTGCCATAATGGTTCACCGTTCCTTTCTTGTTAAGGTATAATCAGTTCATACACTTCAACCAGTGCAAGTTGTGTGTCAGTCAATTGAGTGTCCAACATTCGGATATATTCATCTTTGGTATATTGAACCATGTTGAATTCCCAACCGCTGAACATTTCTTCACCAACAGTTTCTTCTACTGGTTGGATGTTTGAATGTACCCAAACACTGCTTTCATCAATGACCATTGGTTCAGGTTTCACTGTGCTTCTTTGCCTTCCATAATCAATCATTTCGTTCACACTACCTTTCCTTTAATATTTTTGATATAGTATTCATCCGCATATTTTTGAATAGGGTCAATGTACTTCATTGTCAACCTGTAACTGTCACAATGCATCAACCAACCCTTGTAAGAATTGATTGAACACCATTCTGAAAAATTCATTTCTTGACCGCTTTCCACCTTCTTTCTGATTCTCACCATTTTAGCTTTCATTTGTTTACATGTGGATTTTCTCAATAGTGAATACCCCAAGAAGATTCTATAACCAACAAAATCAATGCCCCTTTTGAAAGTGGGAAACACCTGCCAGTTTTCTTTGATGGACAGTTTAAGTTCCGTTCTGAAATATTCTTCAATGTCCTTTCTTAACTGATGCAAGTATTCTTTTGAACTTGCCAGTATAACAATGTCATCCATGTAACGATAATAATACTTAACACCTTTCACTTCTTTCAACCAGTGGTCAAAGGATGACAAATAATAGTTTCCACTGTACTGTGAAAGGTAATTTCCAATAGGTATGCCTTTGTCACCTGGTGTTGAATCAATAATTTCATCCAGTAACCAAAGCAAGTCATTGTCCTTGAACAACCGCCTGTATTTGTCTTTCAGGATGTTGTGGTCAATGGAAGGGTAATATTTCTTTGCATCAAGCTTCAAGCAATACTGTGTACCTGGAACATCATTCTGAACCGCCTTTTGTATTCTTTGAAACACCTGATGAATTCCCCTGCCTGGTATAGCAGAATAAGTGTCATTGGTAAAATTCCTTATCAAAATTGGTTCTATAACTTGTAATATTGCCCATTGACATATACGGTCAGGGAAGTAAGGAAGCTTGAATATTTCCCTTTCTTTTCCGCTGTCCTTTTTGATAAAGGTCTTATATTCAGAAGTTTTATAAGTGTGGTCAATTAACATCCGTTGAAGTAACCCCAGGTAATAATCAGGGTTTTCATCAACCATTTTCACTTCATGATACCACCCTTTACCTTTCTTTGCATTCTTGTGTGCAAGTTTCAGGTTTTCCATATCACATATTGCTTCCCACAAGGTGCAATTTGGGTTATTAAGTGGGTGAATATGTCTTTTCATGTGATGGACTTCCTTTGTATGCACAATCAAACTGAATCTTCAATTTGAAATTAACTTTTCAAATTTACCAATACAGTTCAATTATCCTTTTTATGTTTTGGCAAGAGCCAGGGCAATCAAGGTTTCACATTTTTATAAAAGAACAGCATCCTATATTTCAAGGATGCTGTTTTGTGCATTTACTAAGTGACTGCTGATATTCCGATTACGATTCGAAGAATTATTATTCACATTCCAATAGAAAGTACCAGTATTCAAGGAATTATTCCAATTACTGCCTAATTGAGTAACCCTTGAAAATGGTTTTCTTTTTGTCATATATTGGCTGTATCAAACTGTT